CCGGAGGCGATCACGGCCAGCGCTTTCCCCACGGGAGCGAGAGACTTGGCAATGTCCCCGGCCCCCTGAGTGAACACGGACTTGGTGGACCGCCAGGACTGGCCCAGATGATCCACCAGGGTGAGAGTTTCGGCAAACTGCCTGCTCGAGGCACCCATGCTCCCGGCCATGACCGCGTCGGCCCCCTGCAGTCCCTTGCCCATGGCCCCGAGCACCTGGGCGGTCATGTCTTCCGACCCCTGTGTACCAAAAATCTGCTCTGTGATATTCCGGGCCGCCTGGGCGTCCCTCTCGTACAGGGCGGACATCTGGGTCATCAGGCTGCCCCATGCCTCGGACTTCATCTCGTTATTCCCGGTAAGCAACCCCTGGCGCAACTGCCCCAGCTGCCCCTTGATCCTGGCCCCGGCCTCTTCCATGCCGAACCGACCAAGGATTTCGTCAATGGACCCCTCCTTGTCCCCGGACCCCATCATGGCATCCCACATATCCACGTCAGAGATGCGGGCTTTCCACGCCTCCTTTACGGAATCGGCGATCTTGTCGAAATTCATGGCCCCTGCCTGAGCACCACTGATGAGCATGGCGGAAAACTGCTGCGCGGAGAGTCCGGCCTCCCTCATGGTCGGACCGTATTCCCAGAAGGTGTCCAGGAGATCATCGGCCTTGTCTCCGGCCTGCTCGGTGATCGTGGAGATGAGATCGAGGGTTTCCCGGGTTGACAGCCCCCAAGCCGACTTTGCCTGGCCAGCCGCCTTGACCACTGTGGTCGTGTCCATTTCGGGATGCACGTTGGAAAATTCCATGAGCGCCATGACCGCATCCGTGGCAGCGTCTCCGGTCAATCCCAGCTGCTGGACAACGAGCTGCAGGGCAGGGGCGATTTCCTGCACGGTCTTGCCGGTGCGGACATACACGCCCGTAAGCGCGGGCTTCATGGCCTCGGCCTGTTCCTTGGTCAGAGTGGTGGTGGCTGCCAGGTGGGACAGCGCGGAGTCATATTCGTACACCCCGCGAGCCAGTGTGCCCACAAAGGCCCCGGCACCGGCAACGGCAGCGCCACCGGCCAACCCGGCTCCCAGGGACATGCCGGATGATTTCTTTTCGGCCTTGGAGACATCGCCCAGTTCCTTTTCCAGTTTTTTGAGCTCACCGGTCAGGTCTCGGGTGTCGAGTCCGGCATCGGACAGCCCCCGCGAGAGCTTCTTGAGGGAGGTCAGATTCTGGTCCTGCTCGGCCGTGGTGGAGGCGAGCTCGGCGCGTAGATCGCCCTCCTTGTCCTCCAGGGAGATGATCTCCTTTTCCAATTTGTTCAGGGCTTTTTTGCCCTCCAGGGCCTCCTTGCCCTGGCCGGACATGGACTTTTTCAGTTTGTCCACCTGAGTGGCGAGTGCTTTTTTCTGCTTGGATACGTCGTCCAGCTCGGAGGCCAGCGCGGCCTGTTTTTGGGACAGCCCTTCCATGGCCGTTTCGGCCTGCCGGTAGGCCTGGACGTCGGCAACTGTTTTCTGGAGATCCTTTGTCCTGGATTTGAAATCGGCGGTCTTGGCCTCCAGCTCGTCGATCTTGCGGGAATAAAGATCCTTGACGCCCACGGCGAGATTGAGAGCAAAATTGTCTTGCATGGGAACTCCTGCGTATACATGTTGGGGTAGGGGCAAGGCGCGCCGTACCCGTACGAAAAAAGGGCGGCCCGAAGGCTGCCCCTGCATTATTTTTTCTGACTATCCCGGACCGCCTTGAGGTAGGTCATCAGGGCGTCGGCCGCTGCAATGAACTCCTCGGGCTCATGCTCCATGAGCGATCGCGCATCCTGGCCGTGGTCCATCAAGAAGCCGAAGACGGTTCTGAAATCGACTTCTTTCCAGCGAAAAAATCGGCGCCCGCCATGGAAGCGAACAGGTCCATGAAATCCTCGTAATCGAGCTTGTCGGCCAGGATGTCTGCGGGGATCCGCTTTTTATCGGATCCAAAAACGCACACCTGGGACAAGACGGACAGCAGAACAGCGTCCCCGTCTGCCTCGCCGAACACGCCCTTGGCCTCCCTGGTCGCGGTAATCCGATCGCGAACCCGGGGTCTTCGTGTGATTTCAGCCTCGCCTATCTCCTGGCCGTCGTGGGTGAAGGGATATTGCAGGTCCATTATTACCTCCATTGATTGAGATTGTTAAGAGTAGGGGCACGGCGCGCCGTGCCCTTGCGTAGGCGCGCCGTTACACAGTCGTCGTATACGTATTTCCGTCGAGCAACAGCTTGAACTCGATAGTCACGGTCATGCGGCCCGAGGCATCACCGGGGATGGCCGGAGTGACCTTGGCCACCTCGATCCGGGGCTCATACCTGCGCAGGGCCTTGATGACCTCCTTGACGATAAAAGGCGCCCTGGCGTGGGGCCGATCCACCTCGTCCCATGCGCCGCATCCGAATTCCGGGTCATGGATCTTCTCGCCTTTGCGGGTGAGCAAAATAACCCGGATGGACTGAAACACGTCATCGAGCAGGCTGGACAATCTACCGTTTGCATCCAGATTCAGGGCAAAGGTGGTTTCGGACATGGACACTTCCTTCCTGTAAACGTTTATAAACGTTTATAACGGGTCAAATTCGCGTTTTTCGAAACCTTCTGGCTCTTTGGTCGGAGAATATTTTCAAAGCCCGTATATGGGCGCTCAGGGCGTTTTTTAGTTAGCGAACACATCGGGGCTGGCGGATACGCACACCCCCGCTCCGCAAAACTCTGTTACGGCATCGCCGTTTCTTGTGACCAGCTTGCCGTTTGCGTCCAGGTCAGGACTGCCCTGGATATTCATATTCACCCCACAGTGGGGGCACGTATGCACGCTGATATCGAAAACCCGCGTCACCCGTCTGCCATTGGCGTCCACATCGGGACTAGCCGTTATGTGTGTACCCACGCATCCATGGGGACAACAAGGAAGGCCGTGGCTGCACACGCCGACTGTCAGGTCACCCATCCTGGTCACCCCGGACATCACCCCACCTCCTGGAGATACTCGTTCCAGGCCATGCTGCGCCCCTCGTTCGGCAAGCTGGAAAGCATAGGGGGTTTGTCAGCGCATGCAGGATCAATATGGAAATCCTTGCCATATATCTGGCCATTGCCGTCCAGGTCCTGGTTCCCCATGTATTCATTCACCAGGATTGCAGCCTTTGGAACAGTGGCTCCGGCCTGATCCCAATGTTCGATGTCAATATGTGTAAGCAGGCTCAAAATTCCTTCCTGAACCATCTTGAGCTCGTCCAGTTTTGCAATGATGATGGATTCATCGGTATACGGTGCAGGCATTTTTCTTCCCTACGGGTTAAGGTGTATAAAAGATGCTTTTGCTGTCAGCTCTCCAGAGACCGTCACGTCTGCATTGCCCCCCACCTCGGCACTCACGTTTCCGCCGACCTTTACATCCACATCCTCGTCAACGGTGAAATCATCCACCTTGCCCTTGATGTGCCCGGACAGGTTATGGCTTGCCCGGTCATACTCCAGCCAGGATCCGTCCTTGAACAGCAGGTGCCACTTGTCCTGGGAATTGACAGGGGGCGCGTCCTGCGCGTTGTACGTGGCCCCTATAACGAACCCGGTCTCCATGCCGGAGACCGGAGGAAAGCAGACCACCACCTGTTCACCCACATCGGGCATGAAATACGCTTTGTCCTGCAGGGTCTTGTGATGCAGCACGGGCAGCCACCAGGAAACCACATCATCCCGGTCGGGCAGGGTCACCCGCACCTTGGCGGTGGCAGGGTCGGTCTCGCAGACCTCCCCCCAGCAAACCATCCGCGTCATCCTGCTCTCAAGATCCCGAATCCGGTTCTCCATCTCCAGCAACCGCTTCATCACATCGATTCCCTCCAACCGGTCAACCCGGTCAACAAGGTCAACAGGGTCCCGTAGGGGCCGTCACGCGGGTCCCTATATCCCAAAAAACCGCTCGGCCATCCGCCCCAACGCATTCACCACGCCGCCTTCTTGTCGATGCCCCACGGGCACCGCCCCCACGTGCCGGGACTCGTAAGCCGCTACGGCATACGCCAGGGCGTCGGGCAGATCATCGTGCCCGCCGCCGGGAAATTCTTCCAGCTGCTGCAGGAGCAGGGTCTGGGACCGGTGAAAGCAGAGCACCCCGTTCTCCACCAGAGGGGCAACCGACCGGATACGGACCTCCTTGGACGCCTTGGGTTTGACCCCGTGCAGCGGCAGAATGACACCCATGGCGCTGGCCTGCCGAGCCACGACCCTCTTGTAGATGGCCTGGAACACGAGATCCTCGAACAGGATGACCCGGGGCCTGTACTGCTTCCACTTGCCCACGATCGCCGCTGCAAGCTGCAGGTCGCTGACCCGTTCGCCCACCGCGTCCAGCACGTAGATGATGCCTGTTTGCAGGTCCTTGCCCAGGATCACGATGCCCTGGTAGTCGCCCGCCGTCTTTCCCGTGGACGGATCCACGGCCATGACCACGTCGAGCCGGGCCGGAACCTGGTTGCGCTCGTAAAATTCGTTCCACTCGGGCTTGAACACGCGGTCCTCATCGGACACCGGTTCGTTCTGGTATTCCGTGGAGAACGCCGCCGTGCCCATCTCCCCCTTCTTTTCTTCCAGCTTTTCCAGGGTCCAGTATTCCGGCCACAGGGGAGTGCCGTCCTCCTTGATGGCCCGGTACTTTTTCACGAACCAGCCGGGCTTGCCCGCGAGTTCGTCCAGGAACCGCTTGAGTACGGAATCGTAATGCAGGATGGTGCCGATATAGAAAATCTTGGCGTCTCGCCCCAGGGGGAAGACAACCCGCCGGATCCACTTGTCCAGTTTGGACCGCATGACGGCAGAGTTGGCCACCACGTCCTTTTCCAGGTCGTCCATGACCACCAGGGAGGGGCGCTTGCCCCGCTTGACCATGCCGCGCATGGACGAAGCCGCGCCCTTGGCCGTGACGCATGCCCCGGACCTGAGCACGATGAGATCCTGCCTCCAGACGTCGGTCTTCTGGTCCCCGAAGTCGGCCAGGATCTTCTCGTTGACCTCCAGTTCCTGCTTGACGTTGAACAACTGCTCCTGGGCCATGGGGGACGATGCCGCAATGACCACGACATAGTCTTCCTTGCCCGAGAGCAGCGCCCACATGACATACCCCACATACACCAGGGTGGTCTTGCCGTGGTTGCGGGGAGCGGCCAGAGCGATCTTGCGCAGATCCGCGGACTCGAGGATTTCAATGACCTCGGTATGAAATTCGGAAAAATCCGATGTGAACAGGTGGGGCAGGTAGGTCCGGCAGAAAAAGAAAAAATCTCGTTTGGCCCGGGTAACCCGGCCATTGCGGCCCGGATCGGCGTTGCCGGGCAGATGGCGTTTCAAGTCGGCAAGAATATCAGCCACGAGGCTTCACCTTCTCGATCTTGGCCATGACGGACGACAGCAGCTCCGGATCATCGCCCAGGGCCTTGCCGATCTCGGAAAGGATGGTCTCCCTGGCCTGTTCGAATCCCTTTTCAAACTCCATGCGCAACCGGCCCATGGAGACCTGTGCCCTGGCCATCTTGGCCACGACATCCGCAAACTTGACAGGATCATCGAAATCAACGGCATCGAGCCCCTTGGCGAACTCGAACAGCCGGTGGGCCAGCAGGGATGTGGTGGTCTCCAGGACATCGGTGTTGGGATTGTCCTTGACCGTATCGATGAGCAGCTTGGCCTCATCCAGGGACTGACTGTACTGCCGGGCCACCTCCCGATAGCTCTTGAGGGACCGATGGATGCACCCGCGCGAAACGTCGTACCCGTCGTCACGAAGCCTGGCCTCGATATCCCGGATGGTCATGTGCTCCTGTTCGTACATGCGCACCACATCGTTCAGCAGGTCGTACAGCTCTATCTTGGATCGCCTGGCCATTAGTTGCCCTCCAGGACCAGCACACACCGGTCGTCGAGATCGCCCTCGAGCAGATCGAC